TTGCTGGAGGAACCTGTTGGTAGAAGTCAAAATTTTGGCGTTTCAAAGTCAAAAGTCAAATTTGACTTCAATACCGTACGCAGCCGCGTCCTGCCAATCCTCAAGGGTATAGAGGTTAAGATGTATCCTGCAAAGATTGGACGTGCCCGAGGATGGAGCAAGCAGCATATCGCCTACTATGTTGGCAAGCTGGAGAAGGCAGGCTTAATCCGCCGCTTGAAGCGCAGCAGCTTCGTGGACTATGAGCTGACAGAGCGGGGTCAAAATTTTCTCGTATCATGTGAGGGCGTCCTCTTCAGCAGCGGCATCTTCCGCTTGCATCGGTGTTTCTTCAAGTTTCCGATTCTGCGAGAAGGGGTTTATCCGTTGGGTGATTTTCGGCGGGTGGAGATGAAGAATTGGACTGCGCTCTTGGGTTTGGAGCAGGGCGTCAAAGTTAGGCATACCACGACCAGTTGGATTGTGCATGTGGAAACGCTTTATGGTCGCAGCCCGGGAGAACTGGTGACTTTGGCTAAGAATTTGGCTGACCGAGTCGCTAAGAGCTTATCCAGCAAGTATGGCTGCGTGTTGGGTGATGGGCAGATTAACAAGCGTCACGAGTTGGGCATCGATGACCCGGTTGCGAATTTGTTGAACCGCTATTTTACGGTGAGTACGCCGAAGCGGGTTATCGATGACAGCCCAGGCGAGGATGAAGGGGAGCTTGATCATCTTGGGCGGGATGCTGCTGTGGAGTATTTGTTGATGCCGGAGCGAGTGAAAAAGCTGGAGGGGCAGGTCGGCAATGTCTTGTATGATTTGGAGAAAATCTCTGGCAGCCTTGCTAAGCTGGAAAAGATGGGCTGCGATTTGGCTAAGGTTACTGAGGTCTTATGCAAGTTTGCTGGTTCTGAAGGCAGCCCAGACGCGGTTAAGGCTTCTGTTGATGGAGGTAACGGCTATGTCGCTTAAGTTGGTCGCAGTAAACCCAACGCTTTGCCATGTACGTAGTATCGCGTCAATGGCAGTGAAAACCTGTTCAAAAGGACTTTTAGCACATAACCGAAGGCATGGAAAAAGTCCATGCTTTCTGCGACTCAGCATTTTGAAGGCATTCAGTTAGATTGCGGAGCGTTAGATTCTGCGTCTGTTAATGGAGCAAAATTATTGGAGTGAGCATTTTAGAATGGAAAACGCTGAAAACCCTGTTCAAAACAACAAAAAGAAACGCAGCCAAAGCGACAAGATAGGCCGCTTAAAGTATAACCAGCAACTCCTCAAGAAGACCTTATCCGAAATAGAAGAGGTAAAACTCATGCTACGAACAATCTTTGCAGGACTGAAGGGCTCATTTAATTTTGAACAACCATTAATTGAACGTGTAGCCTGCAAGGACGAGGTTGACAAGGAGATTTTGCAACTGCTCTTTGAAGCGGGTAACTCTGGTTTGCTACCTAAAGACCTACAAATGCGACTTGAGCGCTTCAAAGTTACCCGTCACCAGATAAGCCGAAGAATACTTAGAATGAACAAGCGATTGGAAAAAGAGTTCGGAGAAAAAGTCGCGGAGAAAAGAGGCTGGCACTGGGCGCTCACCAGTTTTACATTTGAAACGCGAAATGAAACACAAGAGAAAAAGCTGTAAAACCAATTCTACACAGACAAGTTATTTGAATTATTTTGCCAAAAGCCTAACACTTGGTGATGTTTTGCTGTATTCTTTTCAATTTAAATGCTGCAAGCCAAAAGGTTGCAATGACAAAATCAAAAATGAAAAAAGGAGGAGTTATTAGTTTTTTCTCTTTGGCTAGTAAGTGCCTGCATCTCCTATATAGGAGGCGTCTCCGTAGAGCCTTATCCAAGCCCATGCGTTTACGTGCTGGAATGGTCCATTAAAGCTCCCGTCTGCGTCGACTTGACCCCATAAGAAGGCTGGGTGGAAACTTATGCTACTGCTAAAGCTCTCAACGCTCCATCCAAGCCATCCTTGGGCCCAAGCATCTGAAGCATCTATGACATCATATACGTAACTACCAGAGCAGTAGAAGCTTCCAGCCGCTGTTAATCGCCATAGAGATACACCGAGAACATTCTTGCCTTCAATAGTTCGGCTTGCGGAATACCAGCCTACAGCACGTCCATTTTGAAGGGTTAACTGGTACTCTTTCACAGTCGTATCAACTATAACCTTGGCCATTGCGTGCTCATCGTTTGTTTCATACTCAGCCACTATCTTGCTGTCACTGGAAGTTTCTATGAGTTCTGGTTGCAGTGGTACAAGTTTTACTGAATCATCACTGGCGATAGCCTCGAAATGCTCAATGTCTTCAAGATCATTGCCACTCGGATTCACCAATAGAAGTGCATAGTACTCGCCAGCTTTCCCTTTCTCAATGGGGACAATGTGGAAAAATCCTTTATCCTGAGCCATTCCTTTGGCAGCATCCGTAATTCTTTGCTCGATAGTTTCTGGAAGAACAACTCTTGATTGATTAGACAGAAGCTGGTCTATATTTGGTATTAGAACTGGAGGAGCTTGATCTGCAGGTATTGGAGACACAGAACTTGTGACAACAGTATAAGTCATCTTAGAGTAGTCTTCAGAAAAGCGATTATCCGCTAGGGCAAGCGCAACGAAAGACAACATCGATATTAACAGTATTCCTGCAAAGATTACAGTTATTTTTTTCATTCGTAACATTCTTATCACCTCACCCACTTTCGGACGGTTTATGATTAAAAGAATTTGCGCATGCATGGTAGGTAGTCAGGATACGCACTCACGATGCGTCGCTATCCTTGATAATATGCTAAACCTTAGCTGTTGAAGTTTGTCAATCTTAAAAGTCTCGGTCTCTAATGGTGTCTTTAATCCATTCTACAAGTTTTTTATAAGACTCTTTCCCTTTTGGTGACAAAAATATTTTATCGCTATCATTTTCATCTTTTATAATGTTAATTAATCCATGGCTCTCAAGCCAATCTATGTATGTAAGGAAGGCTGGGTAGTTTAGCCTTACCGCCATCTGTAGCCGCGTCTTTCCTACCCCTTTGTTATTCCACCAGAGAACATCGAGAAAACGTGCAATGACGTATAAATTAGGTTTATCTAGCTCCTTCAAGTCTCGTTTTCTCCGAGTGCTTTTAAGAAAAAGTCTTTTCCTTCTTCAAATTTTTTCTTATAAGCGTTAAATTTTTGAATTTCTTCAGATGTCTCCTTTTGCTTCTCATACCTAAAATAAAGCCAAACTACAGTCCCTATCACTATTGCAATGGGTAGTCCGATGGTTGAATACAGGGAACCAAGCGCTATAATTAGGAAAGTAATTAATCCATAGGTTAGAGCTTCTTGGCTTTTGTACTTAATCACATCTAAAAGCCAAACATTTGTTTGATCAATTAGTTTAAGAGTTGTTTCTATTAGATTTTCGCCCTCAGAATTTCCTTCGGCAAACTTTTTCTTGAGTTCAACCAGAACGTTTTTCCAAGGTACATATTCTTTTGTATACTTTTTTTTCGTCCAGAAATATGTTAATAGTCCAATCGAGGTGCTTAACGTAATAAATAATGTTAAATAAACAACTATGAAGTCAGGGTGTTCTATGAAATATTTTGTGGCAGACATCCCTGTAAAGATATTTACGATAACCACCCCAATTATGCCTATGAGAAAGATTATTGCCGCTGATAAGACTCCAAGCCACACTGCCTCTTCCCGTCTTTTCTTTATGAGGTAATTTATGCATCTGTCTATGTAGCTAAAAACTTCAGACAACGACGAAGACACTTCATCTCCTTGCTTCACTGTACTTGACCTCTCTGAAACGATACAACTATTCACCTTTGCGGTAAATAGTTTTTATAGTTTGTTAGTTTGCATCCTTAAGAGGTGCAGGCTAAAATATCTGTTTTCATAGAGAAATTTGACAAAAAAAGGAACAAAATAGTTACAAAACCAAATTTAACCAGTTGCTTTCGGTTCCCAGTTCTTTTTATTTTGATTTTTTGTTAGCAGATATTTACTGGTTGGAGACCACTTTGGATTGTTGAGCGTTAAAAAATATGCTTTCAAAATGAACTTCTACCCAGTCGCTTCGTGACCTTTTTTCTTTTATGGCTTCTTGGTCTATTTTTTGTAGTATGCGGTTTGAGAGGGCTATGCTTACTGGGTGTTTTCGCATTCGCTGACTCCTGCAATAATTTTTGGTCTGTTAATATTTAATTATTGTTGTTAAGGTCTAATAAGGCTTAACAACAGCCTTTTTCAGCAAAACAAGCCTAATTTAGACATATTACGAATTCAGCAAGAGGTCGATAGAGGTATGTCTCAAGAGAACTGCGCTAACTGTAAACGGATAAAAGAGCATGTGGCAACTGTCCTTCCTTTTCAAGTCCTTGAGAAAATAGCTGATAAGCCCTTGCGCATTCGAGGCGTAGCTATGTGCTCGGGCATGAGTCGTAATCTTAACTTTTACACTTCTGAGGAGCTGCAAGCCTTCTCAGGTAAGCTGGTTAACGCGCCAGTCTACATCGAGCATGTTGCCGTACCCAACGCTGTCGGCAAAGTAACCAAGACCGATTGGGATGGTCACAATCTGTGGTATGAGGCGGAGATTTATGATGACGAGACGGCTGAGAAAATACGCAAAGGCCTAATCCAGCATGTCAGCGTCGGCGCAGACTACGAAGCCATAGACGTCGTAGATGGCAAAGTCCCGCATGGTTTGCATAATGCCGAGTTGAGCCTTGTAGCTGTACCCGGCATCCCCGAGACCAACGTGCAGGTGTTGGAAAAGCTCGAAGAGAAGCAACTTCAAGAAAAGCTCCTTGAAACAGAAAGAAAGTTAACTGAAGCGCAAAAAACCATTGAAGACTTGCGCAGACAACTGCCCGGTGGCGGTTTGCTCAAGAACCCGCCTAAAATGATAGCGGTCTCTGAAGCTGTCAAACTGGTTGAATCTGTTTTGCCTTCGCCTATGGTTCAGCGGAGTTGGAGTTTGGGACCGCAGCGCATGTGCCAAGAACTCCGAAGAGTCGTCAAGCAGCTACAGCAATTGGCGGGAGGTAGCTGAATGCGTTTTATGCTCACTTTTGTGGGGAAGAGTACTAAAGGACGAACTTTGGGAAATTCAAAAATGAAGACAGATTTGATTTTGAATGGCGGATAAAACAGGCAAAAGCTGGATGGCAGTCGGCGAAACCGACGACCCAAACGCCCACATAGAATCCTTCGAAGCTGCAGCGGCAGTCACCAAAGGCAGCCCAGTTTACCTAAGCGCAGACGACAAGGTTTCCGAAAGCCCAGGCGGAGACAACGCCATAGGCGTAGCCGTCAAAACCGTAGCTTTAGGCGAAATGTGCCCAGTGCTTAAGCGGGGCAGAGTCAAAGTCACCGCTAACGGCCCAATAACCCGAGGAACCGCAGTGTGCAGTGCAGCAAACGGCAAAATCACACAGCTAGTGGACCAAGCAGTCAACGAGGGTGGTTCAGCGACGTACACGATTTTCTATAACCGCAAACTCGGCACGGCTTTGGAAACGGCATCGGCTGACGGCGACCTCATCTTCATTGATGTGGAGAAGTGATTTGCGTGAAGCCGAGACTTTTTGAATCGCTTATGGCTAAGCCCAACGACCAGCGCGAGGTTTACGAGAAACTCAAGCTCAAAACTGAGCATCCGTTCCTCAAGCGCTACGTGCAGATGGGCATCAAAGAAGGCCTCTTCAGCGACATGACAGGCGCATTGGGCAGAATGCACGACACCTTAGTGCAAGCCGCGTTTCCCGAACTCATCGGCAGAAACATCATCACCATCATGCCTACATCCGAGCCGATGGAGCGTTTCCCGCTGGATACTGATGCTGTGGCTTACCGTTACGCTGAAGGCGCCGTGACACGCTTAAGCGGCAAGAAAAACACCACAATTGACGTCTACACTAACCAGTTGGTTGATGCTTCTGAGGAGTGGACAAGGGAGTTTCTCGAAGATGCCACTTGGAACGTCATGGATAGCATGGTGCAGAAGGTTGGCAGAGCCTTAGCGCTCAAAGAAACCCAAGCCATCCTCGCCCTCTACGGAGCAGTTGCGGATGCGGATTTGGCTGGCGGAGCAGCACTAAACGGCAACAACCAAGTGCTAAGCTGGAGCGGGCTTCTTGCACTGCATAATGCTGTTCGAGGCGAGAATTGGCGTCCAACCGTTTTGGCAGTCAGCGAGACTCAGCTGCATCAGTTGCTCGACGATGACAAGTTCATTCATTCGCAGTATTTTCCAAGCAGTGAAACCGACATCGAAGCAGGCAGCATCGGCAGCGTCTTAGGCATGCGCGTCCAAGCAAGCACGCTGGTTCCAAACGGCACCGCTTATGCGATTGATACACGTGTGGCTTCAACAATGCTTCTAAGACGGGACGTTACGGTTGAGGATTGGGAAGACGTCAAAACAGGCAAGTACGGCGTTCGCGCTACCACACGGTTCGGCTTAGGCGTCCTGCGTTCAACAGCTGTTGCCAAAATGACCAACATCAAACAAACGCTCACCTAAACACACGTCAACGTACCAACAACTTTCCCTCTTTTTTGGTATCCAATTCACGAGGTCTAACCTGCTATGAGTGGTGTCTTGAGGAAAATCCGTGAAGTCCTCTCTTACGCGCCTGCCTCTGGCGTGGCGTCTCCTAAGCAGAAAGTGTTCTTCGACACTTCCTGCATCCCCTTAGCCGACGTCATGAAGCTCTACGAGCGAGACCCAACCTGCAAAGCCAGCGTAGACCTGCTAGCCGCTTCGACAGTGGGCATGGGCTTCTACACCACAGCCGACGACAAATACGAGAACGCCGCCGAAGCTAAAGCAGCGGTGGACAGGTTCTGTGAAGACGTCAACTTGGACGGCTTGCTTAACGACATGGCTAAGCCTTTGATTGGCTGTGGGAACGATTTTTGGCTTAAACTTACACCTGAAAAGCTAACTGACACAGTACGCACGCCAATTGATGCAGTCCAGCGGATAGGCCTCAGCAGTGTTCCTGATTTGAAGTTGCCCTACAAGGTCACGGGCTACCAGCTCAAAAGCACCTACGTTGGCAACGCTGGAAACGAGCTCAAGCCTGAAGCCGTCATCCACTGGCATCTCAGCGGCGATGTGCCGTCTGGTTTTGGTGTGGGTTTGCTGCAGGTGCTCTTGCACACCTTAACCCTTGACACTGACAAGCGGCCGTCGTATGCGTGGATGAAGGCGAAAATCGAGAAAATCCTGCCAAACATCTTCACTAAGTACGCTGGACCCGACGTCGTCGTGCAACTGGAAGGCCAAAAAGAAGACACCATCAAAAAGTACGAGACTGCGATTAAGAACCGTCCTGAGGAGGGGCAGTGGCTTTTCAGCGGAGCCAAATCCGTCAGCGTCCACCCAGTCACCATCGACCCACGGGCACGGTTCGAGTACTACATCGACCACATGGTCAACCAATTCTACCTCGGCTGCGAGACACCCTTGCCGCGGCTTTTCAGCACTCCGGGCTTCACTGAAGCCTCAGCACGGGCAGCCTTAGACTTGCAGGATATGCTCATTAAGCCTGTGCAGCGGTACATCAAACGCCAAGTGGAGCGGGAGATTTTCGGTGTTGTTGTCGCTCAAGCGGGCTTTGATGCGGTTAAGGCGAAGGTTCGTTTGAATTTTGGTAGTCCTGAGACTCCTGAGCTTGTGCCTGCTGATTTGATTCATGCTGCCGAGCTTGGGCTGGTGAGGGCAGAAGAGTTCCGCAAAAATGCGGTCAAGTTTGGCTGGGAGCTCTGGGATACGCAGCCCCAAACACCGAACAGTGCAGATGGAGGCGCCCAGAAGTGACTGCTGTTTCTGTGGATGATGTTCGGGACGTGCTACACATTTCTGAAGCTGACATCCCTGACGCTAAGGTTCTGAAGATGATTAAGCGTGCAGAGGTCACGTTGGGGCTTGAACTCTCCAGAGAAATCGACTACACAGACTGCACTGAAGCTGAGAAGGAGGCGATTATGCTGTTGGCTGCCATTTACGCCGTCTGCTATCTAACTGGCGGCAGCGCGGTAGGCTTAAACTTTAGCGTCGGCGACGTGAGCAGTTCTAACTCGGCACTTCCCAGCTTAGCCGTTCTGCAAAACGAATTCGAGCGCATCCTTGTCAGCCTCAAAGAACCGTACGTGGGGAGCGTGTAGCCGTGGGGACCGTTCCTGAAGCCTACTACCAGTTCGTCATGGATTACGCGCCTTATGTTTATGTGATTCCGCCTGATACGCCTGACCCAGCGTTTGGCAAAGGCGTTTTGGCTGCTAGCTTTGCTGTTGACTTTCTCTGTGAAGCGTACTCTGCTAAACAGTTTGAAAGCAGAAAGGCGGAAATCTACACTAAAATTGTCAGCCTTGCAGACTGGGTTCTTACGCAGCAGTGCCTCGACCCAGCAGGAAAAGCGTATGGCGGATTCAAAAGCGCAGAAACAAGCACCTACTACTACAGCGTCGACGCCTGCAGAGCCATACCTTCCCTTCTTGGAGCCTATGAACTCACAAGCGACACCCGCTATTTGGATGCTGCTAAGCTGGCGGCTGGAACTTTCCTCAAGACGATGCAGGACCAGCAGGCCTACGGCGGCTTCGCCAGAGTCGTCACAATCGGGGATGCTTGGCTTCTGCAATTGGACATTGAATGCCTCTACGGTCTGGCAGGTCTCAAGCTATTAGCGGAGAAGTACGACACAGCCAACGCAGCCCTCTACCAAAGCATCATGGATAAGGCTGTTGGCTTTCTCAGGGAAGGTTTAGAGAAGCTGTGGCTGTACTTTGACCCTGCCGATGGCAAGTGGCACCGCGTGGGCTTAGCGGAGAATGAGGTTTACGATGACCCCTTCGCCTATGCTTTGGTGGGCTTGTATGCGGTGGAGGGCTGGAGTTTAACTTGTCAGCGGGTCTACAGTTTCCTAAACAGCATCCGTGCTAGCGCCACTTATCCTGCGTATGACCCCGGGGTGTGTTGGGCGGGCTACATAGACGTAGTCAACCGAACTGTGGTATGCGACTACTACGACGCCGTCACCAGTGGCATCCTCTGGCGTATCCGAAGAAACCATGACCAACCCAGCCTCAAGTTAAGCGTGGAAGTCATCGGCAAACACGCGGCGGAGTTCATGTTCTGGGGCGCCAAACACCACGACTACAGTTTTGTGGAGAATAAGTGGGCTATGGCTACGGTTTGCTGGCTGGCTCAACTCTTTCTGAATTACGAGGAGCCCACAACCCAATTCACCAAGATTCTGAGAAGCAAAGGCGAAGCCGTCACGCTGTATCCTGTCCGCGAAGCCGCCGCTACTGTGGTGTATGGTGAGCCGCTGGATTTGCTGGCGATTGTTTCTCCGCTTAAAGCTGAGCAGGTCATGATTGAGGCAGGCTACTACCTCAGCGACTACTTGGCGTTCTACACGTTTCTTCCCGTCCGAGTCCACGACAAGATTAGGCGGCAGGGCGAAGACTACGAAGTCCAAACCGTCACGCCGTACACGTTTGCGAACCAGCGGTTCTACTTCAAAAGCACCGCAAGGAGGCTGATTGCAACTTGAGCGAATTTGAGAACCCCGTCGTCACCATTCTGCGCCTAATCGAGTCCCGAATAAGAGTTGTCAAAGACGACGGCAGCTTAGCCCGCATCCTCTGCACTCAAGCAAACTACGACCGAGAACTGCTCAAAGACATCGACGCTCAAATCACCGTTTCCAAGACCTCTGAGCCCTGCCAAGCGCAGAAACACACTTTAGATGGCAAGTTGAGAAGGCGTATCTATTCACTACGAGCAACTATAACCACAGTTGACAAGCCGTCGGCTAGCGCTGATGTGGGCAGAGTAATGCGTGACAAAGTGCTTGAGCAGCTACTGCTGATTGTTCCAGAAAACCGCAACCTGCCCTACAGGACATCCTACAACTTTTACCCAATTGACTCAACATCGGCAACTCACAAAGCCTATGATACAGTGGTCACCAGCGAACCTGAACCGTCAAGCCCTGTTTGGACGGAACTGTCCAATCCTGAGTATGCGAATCTTTGGGGAAGTGACGACCAAAGACACACAAAAAGCGCAAACGGCAGTGGGGAGTTTGCGTTTATGCTTTTCCGCTTCAAAATAGGCGCCAAAGCGGGAGAACTTCGCAATGAACCGAGAAAGCAGTGCTTAAAGCGGCTTGTCTTGGCTTTCGAAGGCTTCGGGCTATCTCCTGCGGGAAACGGCGTAACCATAAAAGTGTGGGATAACTTGGCGGGCGCTTGGAGCAATCCACAGACTGACGTCTCTGGGGCAGACGAAACCCTAACCATCACTTTAACGTCTAACCTCACGAACTACGTCAACGACGACGGCTACCTCTACCTCATGGCAAGGACCACTAACCCGTCAGATGGGGTGTCTTCTGCCGTTTTGTATTGCGATTTTGTGCAGGCAACCGTTGACGTGCATGGCGTGACGTTTTGCGATGTTCACAGTTACCGAGACGTCGACGTAACCGACGTGAAACCCTTCCTGTACAAGGAAGAAATCCAAATCGTGGCATGGCTCTTCGAGTCAATCGCCATCTCATAGTAACAGGTGAAAAAAAGATGGTTGACACCTATCATAGCGACCAAGAAAAGTTCTACTACGTGACCGAAACGACCTTCGGCGTAGTCCCAGCTAGCCCAGCCATGCTTGGGCAATCCTGCAGTTTAGTGGAGCCCGACATAAACCCAAACAACATCCGCGTGGCAGGCACGGGTTCAGTGGACATAGCCGCGCTTAAACGAGGCTTAAGACAGCCAGTGCTGCGGGTGAAGTATCCTTTGCCTTCCGACGCACCCATAAACCTGCTCCAATACGTCAAGCAAGAACTAAACGTGAGCCTTTCATTGCAGGTGCTCTACTACAAAGACATCTTCATCTCCGCCACCGACATAATCAGCCTGCTCTACAAGGGCGCACGCTTCAACAAGGCAGTCCTAACCTGCGACATCGACGGCATCATCGAATGCGACGCCGAGTTCCCAGCCCAAGACCTCGAAATCACCACAGCAAAAATCACAGGAGCCACATACACCGACTACGCAGGCGCCATCTCAGGCAGCGAGAGCTACGTTAAAATCGGCGGCGCAACCTGCGAACGAGTCACTTCTTGGAAGCTGCAAATCGACAACAGCTGCAAGCCCGTCCCAGTCATCCGCTCCGTCAATGGGCACATCGCTAAGTATCTGCCATGGGGCAAGCGGCTTTTGACAGGCGAACTCACGTTCGAGTTTGAAAGTAAACAGGAAGCCAACGACGTCTTAGCTGACACGGAGCAGTCCAGTTTGGAGTTTGGGTTGGGCGGAGCCAACAAAGTCGCCGTGGAACACACCAAATGGGACGACTTTAGCCTGAGCGGAAAAGCCGAAGACCTCATCTACGCTAAAGCTTCGTTCACGGCGAGGGGGCCGTTAACAATTTCTTAGGAGTAATAATCAATGCCGAAGAATGAAACCCAAATTTATGTGCAGACAATCGCGTTGATGAATCGTTTCACAGAACGCATCAGTAAGCTTCCTGTGCATTTACAGGCGACTTTGCTGGCCGATTTGGAAACGGCAATTGAGAACCGCTTAAAAGTTTTGGAGAGGGCGCAATCATGAAGCAGGAAACCTTAGAAGTTGACAGCCGATTCGGCGAAGAATACAGGGGCAAGTACGTTTTCAAAGAGATAACTTGGGCGAAGCGGAACCGCATCATCCAAAAACACACCAGATACAACCGTCTAAGCGGGGATGTGGAGAGCAGCGACTTCATAGCCATTCAGGCAGAAACTATCATGGCGAGTTTGCATGGGCAGCCAACGTCTAAGCCCATCACGCTTGAGAAGCTGCTGGGCGAAGAAGACGGCATCCCAATCGAGCTTGGAGAACTCTTCTCGAAGATAGTCAACAGACTAAACGGCATGAGCCATGAAGATTTGCGTTTTTTACTAGAGCAGTTAGACGAGGAAAACCGCACAGCGCTCTTTCAGAGTTTCGGTTATGCAAAGAATTCGGCTGGACCCCAACCCAGCTTGCACGACAGCCAGCCAGAACAGTGCAGGAGTTCTGCCACATCTTGAACGTGATGGACGAAATGGCAGAGGAAGAAAAACGAAAGGCGGAGCGTGAAGCAAAACGGCGATAGAAGTAACATGTGACATAGACGGCGTCGAAGAGTTCAAAGCCGCCATGCAGCGGTTCGATTCGGGCATGCAGCGTCATGTTCACAGCCAACTGGCTAGCTGGGCTACCGACGTCAAAGCCCAAGCCGTAAAGAACGCGCCCATGGTCACAGGCTATCTACGAAGCACCATCTACGCACGGGTTAAGGAATGGGTGGGTGAAATCGGAGCAGACGCAGCCTACGCCCTATTCGTAGAGTTGGGGACTCGGTACATGCGTGCTCAGCCTTATCTTTATCCAGCTGTTCAGCAGTATTTGCCTGAACTGGAAGCCGTCATAGTCTCAGCCATTGAGCAAGCCAAAACGGAGGCGGGGTTATGAGCTTTCGGGAAATCGCGTTAACTGTTCGTGCTGTGAATCGGGCGAGCGCCGAGTTTAACCGCATCCAATCTGATGCTGAAAGCTTGGCTGCACGTGTGAAGAGTTTGGGTTCAACTCTTGCAGGGTTGGGCGCTTCAGGCGCCGCCATCGGCTACGTCGCTAACCAGTTTGGGTTGCTTAACGATTTCGAGATGAAGGTTTTCGCCTCAGCCATGTCCTTGGTCTCGGTGATGGGTATGTTCCTGCGCACAAGCACTGGCTTAGCCGTAGCGCAGAAAGTCTATTCCTCGGCTTGTTGGGTTGCCACTGCAGCACAAAACGCATTAAACATCAGCTACGGAACGTTTCTGGCTTTAACTGGTGTGGGGATTGCGGTTATTGTGGCGGCTGCGGCTGCCATGTGGACTTTCGCCAACAGCATGAACCAAGCAACCGCCAGCGTTCAGAATTTCAACACCGCAGCATCCGAGATACCTACGCATACCCGTAGCATCCAAAGGGCAGGCGAGTCGGCGTTGGCGTCTGGTTCGCGGGGCGGCGGTTCTGAGGCTTCATTTTACAGGAGGGGCGTCGAACAGTGAGCGTTAACCCGCCAGCCTTAACGATTGCACTGGGCTCTGTCGGTGTTCCCCAAGTCGATGTGGTTGAGGCGTTGGTGCATCTTGGCGCCACCAAAGAGGTGAGCAGTTGGGAGCTTTTGCTGCAGAACTGGGACGGAAAATACAGTCCCAATGGCGTTTATCCGCTTAATGTGGGGCAGGATGGCTACGTCTGCATCGGCAGAGGCGCCACTGTTCCGCAGCTTATTACCACGCGGACGGAGAGTATCAAGTACCAGTCAACGCCATCCGAGCACTACGTGCGCGTAGCTGGCAGGTGCTGGGGTGAGAAGCTTTTCCGCCAAACAGTGACCAAGGATTACAGCGGCTACAAGGGCGAAGCCATCGTCAAAGACCTCTTGGATTACTATTCGGGGTTAAGCCATGTACGCGGCAGCACCGAACTAGTCGAAGACACGGATACGACTTTCACTGACCTTAAAGTGCAGGATGCCCAAGTGTGGGATTTGCTGCAGAAAATCGCCTCCCAAAGCGACAAGCAAGGTGTCATCGGTTTTGATTTCCGCACGATGCCTGACGGCAAATTCGAATTTTTCGCCAGGGGCAGCAAAACCAGCCCCGTCAACTTAACCGACAAGATAGAATCCTACGAGTACTGGAAGGAGATTATCGCTGTCCGCAACAAAGTCACCATCTACGGAGCGCAAGACAAGAGCGTGCCACTAAACAAGGTGGCTTGGACGCAGAGTCTCACGCCTGCGGATGGGTCTTGGACGGCGACGGCTGGGCAGGTCAGCTTGGAAACCGCCATGGGCAGCCCCTACAGCATCAAACTGTACGTGCAAAACAACTATTTCGGCGGCGCCCTCTTCCAGCTAAACGGCGTAGTTAATGGGAATTTGTATCCTGAGCTACATTTTGCCATCCAAAAAGAAACCTACTTCGAAGCTGGCTCCTCGCTTGTCCTCTGGGACAACTCCAGCCGCTTCGCTAGCCGCCAATTCACTTTCCAATCCGTAACCACCGCTGGAGGCGACCAATGGACCAGTGAAACCTTCAAAGTCGGCGCTGCAAACGCAGTCGAATGGAGTGTGCAGTCAGGGTTTGACTGGTCCCAAATCAAAGCGGTGGCGTTTTACTGTTATCCTGTGCAGGTTTCGGGTTCGGGCGCGTTTTGGATTGACAAGTTCTACTTTGGCGGTTTACGCTACAGCAGTGTCCAGCAGGATTCGGCTAGTCAAGCAGCTTACGGGTTGAGGGAGCTGGTGGATGTTGATGAGGAGCTTTGGAGCGACAACGAATGCTTGCTCCGCGCCAAAGCAGTTCTTGCGCAGATGAAAGACCCGTTCGAGTACATCACGCTCAAGAGCCGCGTCATCGATTACGGGAACACTCCGCTGTATCCAGCCGATACGGTAGCTGTGGCGCTGCCAAACGAGAACGTGAGCGGGAATTTCCGCATCCTAAGCGCCGAATACCACGTCAAAGCCGAATCAGGCGAGTTAGAAGTCACGCTGGAGCTTGGTCGCGAGAAGGCGCTTTTGGCGGATTACGTTTACGCTCTTCGTTCTAAAGTGGATCATGTTAACAGGTACAAAACTGCGAGGTACTAACAAAAATGAAGGCAAGTTTGAAAAAAACAATCGAAGGTTTGAGTGCAGGTGACCTTGTCTGTGTCAGCTGGTGCGACGCTTCGGTTGGGAAGAGCAGCGGCAGCGGCATGGCCATAGACGTGCCCGTTAAAAGCTGGGGCATATTCGTGGGGCTCATAGGCGACAAGGTTAAGCATATTGTTTTGGCGCAGAACAGTTTCCGCTACTCCGACGGCCTCTTCGACTTGGATTACACGGCGGTTCCGCTCAGCTGGGCAGTTGACGTCTCGGTGCTGGTGAAAGAGCACATTCCCAAAGACGCTGCGGCAAGGCTGGTGAACAGTTTCATGGTGGGTGGGCATCGGATGTTTAGTCGGGTTCGGACTTTTCAGCGTAGAATGTTTCAGCAGAGGTTGAGCGTAGATGGCAGACCCGATTAAGAGAGCGCTTACCCGTAGGCGGATGGAGCGGGGACGCTGGATTGAGGAAGAGCCCGATGCGAAGCTGGTTTTGGGCGTGAAATTCGCCATAGGCATGACCGCGTTCATGTCCGCCTTGGAGCTGGCGCACATGCTGCTGTTTCACGCTTGGAATGCTGAGGTTTTCGCGTCCATCACGGGCTTGAGCGGTACGATTGTTGGGTTGTTTGTGGGGCAGAAGGCATGACGAAGGGCAAGCCATGGGACATAGAGGAAATCCGCATGCTTCAGCGGCTGGTAGAAGAAGGCAAGAGCGTTGACGACATCTGCAGGGTCATGATGAAGTCGCGTGATGCGGTAGCGCAGAAGATGTTTGATTTGAAGCTCAAAGCGGTGAAAGAAGAAAAAAGGCGTGGTTCTGGGAAAAAGACGATTTTTTCTTCTTCCCAACTATCGCTGCCTGCGGATTTGCCTAATGTGGAGGAGACACTTCGGATTTTGGCTGCCGCCCTCTTGAAGAGTGCTGAGGCTGGGTTAAGCAAGGATGAGGTGGGGAGGTTGCAGGTTGTGGCTACGTTGGCTAAGACCTACAAGGACGCCTTCGCCGAATACCTCGATTACCGCGGAATCGAAGAGCGGTTAGACGCACTGGAGGCTAAGTATGAGGGGTTGGAGAAGAAAGGCAAGGACGCTTCGGCTGGAGCAAGCGAAAACCAAAGTTGAGCGTATAGAGGCGATTGCAGGCGCTCATGAGGTCGCGGAGAAAAGGCAGATGGAAGCTTTGCAGCACAGCTTTAAGGAGTTTTGTGAGCGGGTTTTCGGTTTTACGCCTTACGCTTACCAGTTGGATTTGGAGGCAAAGTTTGAGCAGTACCAGTTTAACGCTGTTCGCTGGCCAAGGCAGACGGGCAAGAGCTTCATAGTCTCAGGCTTAGTCCTCAAATACGCCATTGAACACCCCAACAGCTACATCGCCATTGTTGGGCCTAGCTGGCGGCAGACTAAACTGAACATTCGGCGCATCGGCGGGTTCGCCCGCAGGTATCTTGGCTGTGACCGCGGCGTCCAAAAGACTCGAGTCAGCCTGCCAAACGGCAGTGTGATTGAGGCGTTCCCGAATAATCCTGACACGATTCGCGGGCCGTCGTTTCATGTTATCTGGTGGGAGGAATGCAACTTCACCGCCAACGACGAGGATTTGTATGATGCGATACTGTTCACGCTGGGCACAACCAACGGCAGACTCATCGCCACATCAACGCCATGGAACACGGACAGCCTCTTCTGGAAGATGTGCAACCACAAAGACTACAGCGACTTTGGCAGAACACACATCACTTGGCAGCAAGCGCTGGAACCCAATGGACCACTAAAACCCGCCATCATCGAGAAGATTAAGCGCCAATTCGGCGACGACCCCGCAAGATGGCGCCGTGAAATGGAGGCGGAATGGGCGGAAGACGAGGACGTGTGGCTGCCCCAGAGCCTGATTGTGTCGTGTGTGGGTACGGTGAAGAACTGCGGTTTTGACTTGCAAGAATTCAACCCCGAAGAAGAGTGCCAAAGCGAGTTTTATGCTGGATTAGACTTGGCTCAGACAAGGGATTACTGTGTGCTCTCAGTGGTTGAGCGCTTAAACGATAAGCTGTTTCTGCGGCATTTGAAGATTTTTCAGCAGCCCACGCTTTACGCCCAGGTGCTCGGGTACCTTAAGGCGCTGCAGGACAGGTGGGGCGGGTTCCAGAAAATCCGAGTAGACTTCACACGCGAAGGCCCCAGCATCATAGCCGACATGGAGAACGCGGGCATCGAGAATGCGGAAGGCGTGAACTTTAGTGTCCCCAGAAAAAGCGAAATGGCCAGCCTGCTAAAGCAGCGCATGATGAACAAACAATTCTACTATCCACTGCTAAACTGGGAGCGGCCTTACCGTGGGGACATCTGCACTGAATTGAACGTGGAGCGTTATGAGCTGCGCAAGGACGGCGCCATAGGCTTTTCGCATCCTAACGGTACGCATGATGATGTGTTTTGGAGTATTGCGTTGGCTGTGTTTGCGACTGTGCAGATGGAGCCTGAACCATTCTTGACGGTTATTCCGAGGTGA